ATATTCCATCTACCATGTAAGATGTCTTTAACCCACCACTTATCTCTGTCTATTTTTACAATAGCAATTGAGGTTTCGTCTAATCGGGAACGCTTTAAGTTTCGTTCCTTCTCACTATCCTCATAACCTGCTGGGTCTACAGCAATACAATAACTTCCTTCATTTGGCTCTTCATCCTCTTTAAACCATTCTTCTTTAAATATACCGCCACTAAAGGTTTCAAATGACGCTTCAAACTCTTGTCTAAACGACATAGATGACATTGATTTACTTGCAGCCTCTATCTCCTCTTCAGACAAGAAGGGATTATCAATAGAGGTAAATTGAAACGCATCCCAATCCTCATCTTCTTGTGCTTCTTGATATAAGTCAAAGAAGTGATTCTTCCCTGCGGGCGTACCAATGAAGAGTGCCCTGCCTTTCACATCTGCAAGCGTGGGTCTAATTATCTGTTCCCACACCACAGGCTTCATACTCGCATACTCATCTAACACCACATATGACAAGCCTACGCCACGAAGTGTTTCAGGTCGGTCACTGCCCTTGAGATATATCTTACGACCATTTATCAATGTTAATACAGCAGTATTCTCATAGGCTTGTAGAATTAAATCTTTACCCAATTCTTTAAGCATCGCCCACATAATATCTTTAGCTTGTTGAAAGGTCGGTGCTATATAAAATACATCTTTTGATTCAGACTGTATAGCATTAATCAACAATAACCAAGCAGATAGGTAGGACTTTCCAAACCTTCTTCCCGCAGCAACTATCTTAAATCTTTTGTTAGACTTAAATATTTGCAACTGAGCAGGGTGTAAATTAATGTCTAATTCAGCCAAACTTATCTGCCATTGGTGTTGAATCTATATTAACGACTACTTCATCATCTTCCTTTTCCACAGGTTCAATAAGTTCACCCTCTGGAGTAACATCTAACTGTTGTTGTATGCTATCCAGAGAGGAAACATTAATTATCACTTGAGCATCTGCCTTTGTGCGTGTAGAGTCTACAGCCTTATGTACAGGAAGAATCCTATCTAGGCACATCTTCAAACAATGTACATCCCCTTCCATAGCTTTTGAAATTACCTTCTCGACTATCTCTGGCGACTTATTTGACATTAACTCTCTTGCCAAAGCAGTATACTTATTAACAGAACCTTTAGGTCTGCCCTTTGGGTTTATTGCTTCCATACCCTTTTTAAAGTTAGGGTTTCCTCGTTTTTTTTTGGTTTCTGCCATAAGGCTCAGATTAGAGTTATCTTGGGGGGTATTATAACACATTATTGAGAATGATTCTCATTTTCTTTTAAAAAGTTGAAATTCTGTTTTTTGTGGGTTGGAGGGTTTATATATTTCCTCATGCTCTGCATGAGCCTCCCCCTAGGGGAGGTTGCAAAGCTATGGCTTTGCAAAGGTCAAAGCTATAACAAGCTCTGCTTGTTTATAGCTTTGTAGATTAATAACGAGCTTTGCTCGTACCAAGCCTTTGATTTTATGAGGGCTGGAAATAAGGCTGGAAATAACAGAGCCCCTATACAGCTCAGTTATTCTAGGCTTATTCTAGCCCGAATAAAAAAGAAATACTTTGCCTGCTCTTTGGCAAAGCCCTACACCAGCCCTATATAGCTGGTGCGCCTTTGCTTTGCTTTACTGAGCCGTCTTAGGCGAATCCTTTAAATGCACAACTAAGCGACAACGGAGCATAGTTGTGCAAATTTCTTAATGCGAATGGTTATCATTCAGCAATTACAAGTAAATCTAAGAGGGGTAGAGCTTTTTTTTAAAAAGATTATCACCACGAAAGAGCAATGCAAAAATATAATTTATTTATTAGATATATAAATTATGCTCTATTTATAAACGGCTTAAAAACTAAGTAAGATTTTATCACATTTTATAGTTTCTTAATTTGTTTTCTGTGTTTGGTTCAGTTGAATTTAACTCAACTTTAGTTGAATTTTTCGACAACCAAATTTGTTGACATTTGATATAATTACACCAACACCAACAGAAAGACAGGTGTTAAACAGTAAGAAAATTTTTTAACTACGGAGAAAAAAAATGAAACAATCAAAAAAGAAAATTTACACACCATCAGACGAACAAGAAAATGTTAATGTTTTAACTTTAGATAATCCATCAGAAACTTTTTATATTTCTTATGTTTTAACTATTAATTCAGCAATAAATTTTTGGTCGGCAATTGATGTTCTTGATTCAAGTTATAAACATATTTGCGATTCTGATTTTGACTACGAAAAAAAGGAAGTAACAATTTTTTTCCAATCTGAGAAACTGGCTAGAATAAATAATTATTTAAAATCTTTAAATAATTTAAACATTTTCGAAGAAGTAAAAAAAGAAGATTAATTTTAACAGGGGGCGAAAGCCCCCAACAAAAACGGAGTATATTATTATGAGTTCATTTATAGTAGACGCAAAACACATAGCAGAAATATCAAAACATTACGACGCACTTCCACACAGAAGTGAAACATTTTATAATCCAGTAACAAATCAAAAGATTGATTTACACAGGGTAACAAGTAAAGCAAAAGAGTTACCATTCAAAACAGTTCTTGCGGTTATGTTAGGTTATGGAAATTTAAAAGGTGTTAATGACAGATACCCACAAAACAGAGATGACCAACACGACAGAGATTTTTTAAATGAAGTGGGGCAAGAAACTTTGAAACGCAAAGATTTTAATTTGTCTATTGCTGAAATAATAAACATGATTCAATGTTTAAATTATCAAAGCATGGATGCAAATAATTATGAGCAATCAGATACAAGTTTTATTTTGCAACAGATGAAAGAAAAGTTTGCTAATCGTTGGAGTGATATCGAAACCGATGGCGATGAAAATAAAATTACATGGTGTTATCCAAACTAACTCCGTAATAAAATATATTTTTCCCCCTCTTAATTGAGGGGTTTTTTTGTCCGATTTTCGCACCACTTCTTGTCGATTATCTTTTGCTTTTCGCTCGGTTGTTTCTGCTCTTTGAAACATTAAGAGCATAGACAAAGCCGACAGGCTTACCTTATTGCTTTTGCTTTTAGCTTTTACTGAGCGACTAGCGAATCATTACTTAGCCCGAACAAAGTGAGGGCAAAAAAATACCCCACCAAATTAGTAGGGTATTAGATAGATTAAATAAAATCTGAATGACTCATACCAACATCACGCATGTAGTCATCTTGTGTTGGGTTATCTTCTCGCAGTTGTTTTAATTCCTCTAAATATTCTTGCTTGTTTAGTTCAGCAAGTTCGCTTTGGTCTGCGTCTTGCATTGACTCCCAGTTCACAGGTGTTTTATTTAATAAATCTTGCTTGAGTTCGTCAATAGATTTTTTCATAAATTGAAATGACATTATAGTTTCCCCTTGTAGTGTGTGTAAATTTCCATGAATGATTTGATATAACTTTCATCTCTCAAAGCATGAGCATAAACTAGCTTTTCAAATTCTTTATGTTCGCCTTTGCTAGAAAAATTATTAATAGGATAGTTTCCAACTTCCCCCCAAGTTTCTTCTGCCATTGCATGAGCATCAGATAGTGATGCAGTTTTTGACATCGGGATTTTAGTATTAGTATTGTATGACATTTGTATTTCCTTTCTTAGTTAATCAGATTATATTATATCATATGTGTATAGGAATATACCACTCATTTATAAATTAATTTATGTTTCCTAAGAAGAAACTTTTTATACTGAGAGTATCAATTCAACGAACTCCCTTGTACCTATAGCTTTGTATGGCTATAAATAAAGTAGGCTAGAATAGAGAGTTAGATAGCTTAGAATCAATCCAACTTTTTTTAGTAAATAAGTGGACAAGAACTATACACTATGGTAACATGGTCTTAGTAACAAAAAAAATATAACTATATAAGGAGTAAGAAATGGACACACTAGCAAAACAAAATGAAAGACTAGCACAAATACTTTTACAAGAAATAAAAGCTACAATAAAAGTAAGAACTTCGGGAGTAATAACTGAGTCAGAAATGATGGACAAATTAATACCATTAATAAACATGGCAGATGAACTTCCAAAGACTATACAAATAATAAATAAGGAGAATAAATAATGATGACTACTGAACGCAGAGAAAGAATATTAAGAGCATTGAAAGAGAGCAAAGAACTTGCAACTGCAAAACAACTATGGGTAATAAATGATTTGTGCCATAGTCAAGGGTTGGAATACTCTTTACCACTTACTAAATATCACGCTTGTATGATAGTTAATTTGCTGAAACAAAAAGATGTAATAAATATTACGCAAGAAATATTAGAAGAAACTATACAAGGTGGTGAGTTATGATTGTAAATAGTATTGAAGAACTAGATGAAGCAATGCGACATAAACTTGAACATCATTTTGATGAACAAGAAGCATTGAAAGAAGCAATCGAAAGAAGAAATGAAGAAGAGGGGGATGATGAATAAAACATTTAGTTGACAAATGTGTAGATGTATGATACACTCTACGCAATGCAAAAATAAAGGATTGATATGAGTAAAAAACTTAATAGAAAACAAAATGCTTGTTCACTACCTTTGAAAGATAAGGTTAATTTTAAACAGAACTGGCAATATACAAAAGGTTTAACAACAAGAGAAAGGAAAAGAATAGAGAAAAAAAATGTACAAAGTAATTAAGAAAGTGTATAATAATTATTAACAACAACACCCAAAGGAGGGTATTATGGCAACAAGTAAGATAAGAAACATCCAGTCTATTATGCAACAAGCACATGGCATGATGGACACAGTAAAAAAGAACAGTAAAAATCCGTTCTTTAAATCTAACTATGCAGATATTAATACTGTATTAGAAACCATCAATCCTGTTTGTGATTCGTTAGGGCTTGTAGTATTTCAAGCACCACAAATCATAGATGGCAATGATGTACTTTACACAAGGATATCTCTAGCAGATAACCCAAGTGAATTTGTTGAGGGGCAGATGAGATTGTTGTTACCTAGTGCAGACATGCAAAAGCTAGGCTCAGCAGTAACATACGCAAGAAGATACTCACTTGTAACTATGTTTAATCTTGAGCAAGAAGATGATGATGGGCAGTCAGCTAGTAAACATCCAACTGCTACACAAAAAAGAAACTTGCAAATCAACAAGGCTATGGATGAGTTAGTCAAAGCACAGAAAGAAAAAGATACTGATACTGCAAAACAAATATTTGATTGGGCTCAAGCCAATGGTCATATACAAGTAGCAGATAAATACATTAAATTATTTGAGGAGTAATCATGGGAAATATAATTATAGATATGCCAAACAAAAAACTACAATCAGTCTTTGAACAAGAGTTTGGGATGGAGTTTAATCCAACAAGACCATCAGCTAGTGAGCAGAAGTTTAGAATCTTTCACGAAACTAACCCCGAAGTCTACGAATTGTTTAAGAAGTTTACCTTTCAAGCAATGAGCAGAGGACATAAACATCTATCGGCTGAGATGATTATCAATCGTATCAGATGGGAAACCAAAGTTGTAACAACTGATAAAGATTATAAAATTAACAATGACTACAAACCTTTTTACTCTAGGTTATTTATTGTTGAACATCCACAACACAAAGACTTCTTTAGATTAAGACAGTCAGTAGCAGATAACTTAGGTGGTGCGTGATGGCAAAGAACAGAAACCTAAAAGAGATTGAAGAAGAGTATGAAGATGGTTTTGTTGGTCTTGCTAATAACCTGCCACTATCAGATTTACTTAGACTAATGGAAATAAACAAAGACAGAATCATGGTCTTTGATTATGAACAAGGTGATGTAAGTATGGTAGACCATATTAATATGAATGGTACAAGCATACAAATCACAACTAACTCAGCGTTAGATTAGTGTATAATAGTTATTTTAATCAACAGTCATAGGAGGATAATATGGCAGAGTACGACAACACAAACAGAGGTAGTATTTGGAGGAATCCAAAGCGTGAATCAGATAGACATCCACATCTAACTGGTACTGCCAATGTAGATGGTACTGAATACTGGGTATCAGCATGGGCAAAGGACAAAGGTGGCAATCCTAAAGCACCCGAACTTACCTTTAGCTTCAAGGCAAAAGATAATCAGCCAGTAACAGAAGCACCAGTCGCATCAACACATGATGCAGAAGATGATTTGCCGTGGTAGGTAGACCAAAAAAAGAAGTCCGAAAGGCGAGAGGTAATGCCTTTCGGATTTACAAACTTGATGATGGTACAGAGTGGACTGTAGAATCAGCAACAAAAGCAATCAATAAAAGATGGCATGTAAATTCAACACCATACATGGTTAGGGCAAGACTTAATAAATCAACAAACCCTAAAGTTATATTTGCAAAGCCAATACAAACAAAACCAAGAACTATATTAACTACTAAGGAAGAAGATATCGCAAGACAGATGATGAACTTAGCTTTAAAAAAGATATGAACAAAAAGACTAGGCGGTTAATGTGGCACTTACAACGAACAGGAGTTACTGATATGAAATATACATGCCCTTGTTGTGGACACACAGAAGAAATTACAACAGAAAAAAACATTAAAGCACATCAGCCCCATGAAGAAAGAGCCTTTGAAACATTTAGAATTAACTACAAAGGCAAGAAGCGTGGGCTAGAAACAGAGTTTAACAACTTTAAGAAACATAAAGATTGGAGGACTGTACTACCTAAACTTCATAAAATGAATATCAAATGGGGGTGTGAAGAAAAATTTATACCACACTTACAAACATTTATTAACCAACGCAGATGGGAAATGATTGCAGACGAACCAGTCAAACAAACTAACCCATATGGTGAACAACACGATTGGAGGAAATCATGAGAAAGGTACTATATGTAAATGGCAAAAGAATAAATAGAGATAACTGGGAAATTGAATTTTTCCATGATGCAAAAATAGAAGATTACGATGAAGAATTTAGAGATGATATGGAATATATCACAGATGAATTCGGACAGATACAGGGCGTAGGTTGGGAGGTTTGATATGAAAAATTCTATAGACGCACAACGCCAAGTTATAGGTGGTATCTTACTTAATGAGTCAGTATTACCACAAGTCCTGTCAACTGGATTGACTGCAAAAGACTTTGGTCTTAGCAATTTAGGTACTCTATTTGATTACATAATAGAAATGAAAGATGAGGGCGAACATATCGACCCACTACATTTAAGAAACTGGATAGATTCACAAGGTAATCATAGTGGTGATTGGACAGGGTTTCCATATCTTTGCACCATGATGGAAGAGTGTGTTGGTGTAGCAAATATAGTCAGCTATGCTAATCACATTCGTAACACTAGAATTGATAATGATATCTCAGCATTAAAAATGAATATCAACTACGACAATTATCAAACAACAGTAGATGAAATCCATAAACTAGAAGTGTTAAAGGCAGATGATGAAGAGGGTTCTATGGTTAATGTTATCAGCAAGACAGTTGATTACATACAAGACATGCAGACAAATGGTACTGGATTGTCTACTGGATTCCAATCTATTGATAGCCTTTTAGGAGGAATGAGAGGGGGTACATTGACCGTTCTTGCAGGTAGACCAAGCATGGGTAAGAGTACACTTGCACTTAACATAGCAGACAACATATCTAAACACAAAAATGTTTTGTTCTACTCATTAGAAATGCAACAAGTACAGTTGATGATGAAGATGGTATCTTGTGAAACAGAAATAAACCTTAACAAAGTAGACAGGAATGAACTGTCAGAGTCAGAAAACACAAGATTCTATGACGCATTAGCTAAGTCTAATGAGAAAAACTTAACTATATTAGATAGAGGTAACATAACAGTAGGTGATATTGTATCTAAAGCTAGACAGGTTAATGGTCAAACAGGATTAGATTGTATTGTCATTGACTACTTACAGATTATGAAGTACGACAAAGGCAGAGAGATATCAGAACTAGGTAACATAACTAGAGAACTAAAATATCTGTCTAAAGAACTAGACATACCCATAATTCTACTTTCTCAGTTGAGTCGTGGGGTAGAGCAGAGGGAAAACAAACGCCCTCTAATGAGTGACTTACGCT